AAGGCCTTTATTGAAGCCCAAACAACATTCACAAAAATTGCAGTAAAATCTATGAGTGATTTTGCAAATGCAACTGGTGATGCCTTTGTGAAAGGGATGAAATAATGTCTAATAAGAACCCATTTGAAATAAGAGCAGATATGCTTAAACTGGCAAAAGATTATATGGATCAACAATACCATATCAACATGGATTTCTGGCGCCAGCAGTTTGAAGCTAATAAAGCAACCACTGAAGAATTTCAAGAGGCTTGCCAACCATATTCTATGGACGAGTTAATGAATAAAGCAAAAGAAATGTATTCTTTTGTTTCAAATAAAGATTAATAAAACACTTGACAGTATGGGTCAAATCTAATATAATGTAACTATAAAGAATCACTAAAGAGGCATAAAGTGAAACAGGTAGTTACTAAATTGGGTTTGGCCCTTGCTGTATTTGCTACTACTACAGTTAGTACCGCAGCATCATACGCAGAAATTCCAAAATATAAAGATGTTGAAAATATGTTAAACTCGGAATTGCGATGTTTGGCAGAAAATGTATATCATGAATCTAGAAGTGAATCTATTACAGGACAGGTTGCAGTTGCATACGTAACTCTTAATCGTGTATTTTCAGACAATTTTCCCAATGATATTTGTGGGGTCGTTAAACAAGGTCCAGTAAAAGAATCTTGGAAACAAAATGGTAAATTTTATCCTATCCGTCATCGTTGTCAGTTTAGTTGGTGGTGTGATGGTAAGTCTGATAAAATTTATGATGCACGAGCTTGGGATCTTGCAATGCGAGTTTCGTGGCACGTAGTTAATGAATATCTATCTAATCGAACTTACGACCCAAGTTTTGGTGCAACATTCTATCATGCAGATTATGTACAACCATCTTGGTCTAAAAAGTTCCATCGAACAAATAAAATTGGTAAACATATTTTTTATAGGGAGAACAAATAAGTGTTGAAAGTTAAAAGTAGTAAAGAGTTTACAGGTGATATTGAAAATATTGCAAAAGAATCTGGCATGAGTTATATAGAGTGTATTGTGCAATATTGCGAGGAAAAAGATTTGGATATAGAATCAGTTTCAAATTTGGTTGGACCACTATTAAAGGAGAAGATACAATATGAGGCTGAGAATCTTCACATGATTCCCAAGACCGCAACTAAATTACCTCTATGATAGTATCGCAAAGAAAAATGGATGAATTTGACGCATTTAAAATTTATATTGCAATGAAATCTCATTTTCAAGGTGAGTATGACTATGTAAAATATAAAGGTAAACAAAAAGTAAGTAATGATGCATTTCAACGTAGAGATGATAAAAAAACTTTTGAAGAACTTTCTAGAAGATTTAACAAAAAAGAGTTAGAAGAATTTTTACTTGCAGCGTTTCTAGATGTAACTTCTGGTGGTAGTCTCGCACTCGCCAGAAATGAATTCATGTGGTCTGGAAAATTATTGGATGACGAAACCTTTGATACACACAAGGAATGGAAAAAAAGAATCCAAAGTTTATCTTATATATTTGAAAATGATGTAAAGGAACTACTTACCAAGGCCGTAGATTTAGATTTAAATTTTGCAAAAATATTTAAATCTGTACATGGCGAATATCCACTTATTATGAAAATGGAATCTAGGGGAGAAATTTCCCTAGAAACCCTAATAGTATTTGATAAGATGTTTGGTTTTGTGGATAAGGTGAATATAAACGAAACAACCTATTGGCCCCTATACAAATTTAAATGTCAAAAATACTCTGCCTTTTTGGATATAAATATAGATTACTATAAAGATATTTTAAAGAAAGTAATGGTAGATGATTTCAACGAGGAGTATGGTCATCTACTATAAGGGTAGATAACTATGGAATTTTTAACTTTATTTGTTGCACTATCTATTAGTGGAGTTGCAGCATATTACAGTATTATTGGTTTATCTAAAATCTTCGCCGCTGCGATGTTACCTATTATCATCATGGGTGGAGTTTTAGAGGCCGGTAAAATTGTTACTGCACTATGGTTACATAGACATTGGAAAGATATACCTAGATGGTTGCGTGGATATCTGACAATTGCAGTATTCGTTCTAATGTTGCTTACCAGTATGGGTATTTTTGGATTTTTATCTTCCGCACATATCGAACAAACTTCAACCGCAAGAGAAAATATTGCAAAGATTGAGCAGATTTCTACCAACATAGTAAGACAAGAAACTATTGTAACTAAATCACTCGTAGAAATTGAAAAAATTGAAACTTCTGGTTCTAACACAAACGAACAAGTTAACGCACAAATAGAAAAAGAATTAACTAGAATTGAAACAGTACGTAAAAATTACAATTCATTAGTTGATGAACAACAAGAGATTATTAATTCTGCATCTGGTACTTTAGACTTACTTAAACAGTACATTGCAGACCAAAACATAGAGGCCTTGCAATCTCTAGTCGGTGCAGCAGTAGATGGTAACTATGGTAAAAATACTGCAAAGAAAGTTGAAGAATTCAGAGAAAAAGAAGAGTCAAAGGTTAGTGAAATTGTCACATCTTCAAGAGAAAGAATCAATCAGTTAAGAGATGCAGAAAGAAATGAACTAACACAAAGTAATGAACTTTTAGATAGACTAAGAGATAAATTGGGTGTTAATGAATTAAGTGAAACTCAACTTACAAGAATTCAAAGACTAGAAAATAATATTATAGATGCGGAAAAATCTATTGACACATTGACTGAAGAAAGGTATAATTTAGAAACATCATATAGAAAACTAGAGGCCGAAGTTGGACCTGTAAAATACATTGCAGAGTTTGTGTATGGTGATGCAGATGCTGATATACTTGAGTCTGCAGTGAGATGGGTTATAATTGCAATTGTATTTGTTTTCGACCCTCTTGCAATCTTATTATTAATCGCCGCGCAGTTATCTTTCAAGATGCGAAAAGAAAGAAAACTGTTAGAGAAAGGAACAAAAATTGAGGATAGTGTCAAGGACGCAGAACAAGTTCTCATTAAAACCAACACTGGTTGGCAAAAAGTTTCAAAAAACAAAGAAAAAAGAAAAAAACAGCTTGACGAATCAATAAAAGAGTGATATAGTACACTCATACATTATGTAAATGTGACTTACTATAAACAATCGAATACAACGTATACAAACATAGGAGAAAATATATGTCATTCGCAGCATTAAAATCTAACCGTACTAACTTTTCTAAACTTGCAGAAGAATTAGAAAAAACATCAAACCCACAACAAACTTCGTCTAATAAGGATGAGAGATTTTGGAAACCAGAAGTTGATAAATCTGGTAATGGTTATGCCGTTATTCGTTTCCTCCCTCAACCACAAGGTGAAGATTTGCCATGGGTAAGAGTATTTAATCACGGTTTTAAGGGCCCTGGCGGGTGGTTGATAGATAACTGTCTTACAACCATCAACAAGAAATGTCCAATCTGTGAAGCGAATTCTGAGTTGTGGCAGACAGGTTCTACTGCAAACCAGAATATTGTTAGGGAACGTAAACGTAAATTGAAGTACATTTCTAATATTTACGTAGTAAAAGACCCTGCAAACCCACACAATGAAGGAAAAGTTTTCCTTTATCAGTTTGGTAAAAAAATCTTCGATAAACTTCAAGACATGATGCGTCCTGAGTTTGAAGATGAAAAACCAGTAAACCCATTTGATTTTTGGGATGGTGCAAACTTTAAACTAAAAATCAGACGAGTAGATGGTTATCAGAACTACGATAAATCTGAATTCGATTCAACAAGTGGACTATCGGAAGATGAAAGTGTATTGGAAACAATATACAACTCACAACATTCTCTCGCAGAGTTTGTTGCCGAAGATAAGTTTAAATCTTATGATGCACTAAAGGATCGTTTAGGAAAAGTCCTTGGTTCTGTACAGACTACAACATCTGCAGAAAGAGATGTTTATGTCGAAGAGACTCCTGCACCAGTAATGCCAGAAGTTTCGGCTCCTACTTTTGAAGATAAATCATGGAAGGAACCAAAAAGTGTAAGTAGCACAGTAGATGATGATGACGAGGATTTCTCGTACTTTGAAAAACTTGCTGCAGAGGACTAAAAAGGTAAGTTAGTATATCCTTGGTGCAGATAAGTCCGAATGGTCGTAACACCACCTAAAAAAACTAACACATAGCAAGAGTGGAAAAGGAGGGTTTATCCCTCCTTTTCTTTTTCTTCTCTCTGACGTAAAGTTTTCATTACATGTCTTAATACATGCACCTTTACAAATTTAATTGTATCTTCTTTATTCATCTATCCATAAAGACATTGTATGCGCCATACAGAATTAACCCCCAACCAATTAAACTAGTTGGTGTTAGTAATACTGCAATACCAGCAATGATACAAATTGCTTCTTTTTCTTTTGTTAATCTACTAATTATTTTTTTCATTTATACTGCTCCTTGTAATCCACGTTGAGCAAACCCAATTGATGGGTCTGGATTTCTAACGTGCGGTTGTTGTACAATTGTTGTCTTTGATGCATTGATATTTTGTTGAGGCGCATTAACAACATTTGCGGTTCCACCAGTATTGGATGGTGTATTTCTAGTTATCGCCTCTTGTCGCATCATGTTGTTCATTTCTTGGTTTAAATTGGCTCTTTCAGAATTCATACTCATTTGTTCAGTTGCAGAACCACCACTCAAGTCTGGGGATGTTGATGTTTCACCAGATGAGACTGATAAAGAATTAATTTCTGCCTGTTTTGCAGCAATAGAAGCTTGGTCTTTTTCAATTCCTTTGGAATCTCTACCATAATATACATTCTCTCCGCCAGTAGACCTTGTAATTCTATCTTCGGCATCAGTTATTTCTTTTTGCAATGCCTGTATTTTTCCTTGTTTATCTAGTTCTTCCTGTCCAACTCCAATAACCTCTAATGCCATATCCTTTAGTTGACCCATACGACTTTTTGCAACATCAGGTTGTTTAATCATATCTCCTTCGAGTGGAAATGGATTATCTTCTGTACCAAACATTTGATTATATGTTTCTCTTGCCATAATCCCTGCATCTAATGGGGCCCCTGCAACAGATGGAAGGAATATTCCTCCCGCTTCCGCAGCTGCACCAACAAAGTCACCTTTAAATAATGAGTTGAGTGCAAATAATCCTCCTGCGGCCATACCTATGCCTGGGATTGCCTTTGCAAGTAACTTTGCACCTTTTGATGCAAGAATCTTTTTTGCAATGGTTTTATCTAATGCACCAGCAACTGATTTGGCCGCACCATCCTTTAGTTTAACAACTGGTGCAGTTACATTTTTTAATGCACCTTTCGCAGTATCTAACGCACCGGCGGCCTTTGGTAGTTTTGGTGGAGTAGAAACTTTGGGGGTTGGTGTAACTTTGGGGGATGCAATTTTACCATCAATCATATCAGGCCCAGTTTTAGTAATTGCATCTGCTACATTCGTGAGTGCTTTTGGTTCTGGAGTTGCTTTTGCAATACCAGTTGCAGATGATGCAACCTTACCTATAGATTCACCAAGATTGGTTGTCGCCCTTCCTGCCATCTCTCCAACAGAACCAGCAACTCTTTTAACACCCCCCATTAATGCACTACCAGCACCAACTACAGTTTTTCCTAGTTTTGTAGCACCACCAACTAATGCACTTGCTGCAGTTGCACCTAGTGCCGCAATACCACCAGTTTTTGCAATCTTACCTATCTTTGCAAGTCTACCAAGTTTTCCTGCCTTTGCAGCCCTGCCTGCAGTTTTGCCTGCCTTCGCACTCTTTCCGCCAAGTCCTAACGCACCGCCAAGACCACCAAGTCCTAATGCGCCTGCAACACTACCACCAATCATAGAGGCAAAACCACTTAATTTGCCACCAATACTGCCTGCCATGTTTGCAATGATATTTTCTTTTAAGTCATCATTTTGTTCTTTATGAATTTTCTCTAATAAATCAGTTTGGATTTCTAATTGTTCAATTACTGCCTCTTCTTTTGCGGCCAAATCTTTTTGAAATCTACGTTCTTCTCTACTATTTTCTATGTCAAATGGAGTCACTGTATCTGGACTTGACATAAATTTTAACAAGTCTCTAATTTCTGCAAGGTATGGTTCGCCACCACCATCAGATAATGTTTCTAGTGGTTCTGATGGGGTAGATGGATTGCCAGGCCCAATAGGACTTTCTGTTACTGGGGCCCCACTTTGATCAAAACCAAATTTATCTTTTAGTTCTTCAGTTTCTTTTAATTTTGCTTCTTGAACATCTTTTTGTTGTTTCTGTAGTTTGGATTGTTCAATCAATTGATTTTTTAAGTCATTGATATAATCTTGATAATCCATCCCATTTTGTTTTGCAATATCTGCAGCTTCCTGTTGAGTCATATTGACTTTAGAAAGAGTTTCTTCGTTAGTTATTTGTCCACGTAGTACTTCTAATTCTCTATTATGCCTATCTTCTTCGTCTGCAATTCTCTGCAATCTTGCAGCTCTTTCTTCTCTTTCTTTTCTTTTTCTTTCTCTACTCTCTTGGATTTTATCACCAATAAACTTAACACCAAGAGCGGCCGCTGGACTCTCCGAAAGTACCCCTGCTGCAACACCAGCAATGTCTGGTATTTTTTCTTTAATATTTTCTTGGACAAACTCTGCAGCTCTTTTTGATAATGTAGTATTTTGATTAATTACATCTTCTTGATTTTGAATAAGAGTTAGAATATTACTTCTATCTTTTTCTGCAATTCTATCAGATGTTAATACTTTATCTTTAAGAGATGCTAAATCTTCTCTTGAACGTTTTAATTCCTTAACAGACATATCACCTTGTGTTTTGATGAGTTGTGAAATTTCACCAAGTGCAGTGACACCAGTACCAGTTTCTAAACTATCAGAGACACTTTCTAGTGCCTGTGATAGTTGTCCTGTATTATTAAAACTATTAATATTTTCTATTACGGAATCTAAAGTTGCCATTATTCAGCCTTTTTACTTGAACCCAAATATAATCCAAACCATGCAGCACCGGCACCGACAACGATACTAACCAAACCAGATTGTTCTAAATTTGGTGTGTCTAATGTCATGAACCAATTTACTACTGCATACAGTAAATAAATGTATGTCGTAATAAAAAGTCTTGGAAAGATTCTCCACGAATCGACGGCCTTTGCCAAATCGATCCAATTTTGATATTTATTATCTCTGTTTTCTGTCATTTCCATATTATCCTCTAGCCTTTTTGTTTCTGTTCTTGTTCACGCAAATAGTTAACTAATAACGATACATATATTTCACGTTCCCAAGGAATCATATTTTCTAGTTCTGTTAAACTATATTTATGATATTGCATAAGAGAAAAATTTGTTTGGTAGAGAGACCCCAAACTTTCATGATATAAAGTTATTCGAAAAAATCCGATATACCTTTTAATTCAATATTTTCCATCTTTCCGCATTTTTTACATTGTATACGAACATTTGCCATTGTTTGTGGCATTGTTTCAAAAAAATTACTAACTTTTTGAAATTGTTCCTGACTCAAACTCTCAAAGAAATTTCTCAATTCTTCTGATTTATATTCACTGGGGTCATATGTTTCATCTCCCATAAAAATCATTTTTACACAATTACCAACAACATCAATTAGTTCATCATAATTATTCATTGATGCGATTTTACTTAATAATTTAAAATCTGGATATTTCATCACAACACCAACATCGTCGGTTATGTTGATAATGTTATTGTGCTCTCCTTCGGTTTTAACTACTACTTCATCTAAGTCTAATTCAAATGGTACTTCGCAAATTCTTGGTACAGTACTATCATCATTTAACTCTGCTGTGCAGTTATCAAATTTATAATTTAGATTAATAATATTTCCGACAGATTTACTACGAATTTTAATAAAAAGATATTCAATATCAAATGTTGACATAGTATCTACATTAGTATCAGAAACAATACAATTTCTTACTATCTGTTTTACTGATTCAATCTGTTCATCGATATCTCCCCCCTCTTGGGCCATTAAAAGAATTTTTTCTTCTTTTACCAAAAAAGGTCTAAATCTTAATGTTTTATTTGTTGATGGTAAAGTCAACTCATATGTTGGTTGGTTAATAATAGGTAAAGACATTCTATACTCCTCAATTCAATAATTATATTTATCCGAAAAGTCCACCAAATCTTTTCTTGACAAAATTGTTCGCTTGACTTTGTAATCTACTAACTGGATTAAATTGACTAATTCTATTTTGTAAATTACCAAATTCTTTAAATGGTTCGTTTAATGATGCAGTTATCTTGTTACCAAAGTCTTGTACTGCACTAAATGGTTCGTTTAGTATACTACTCATGTTATTTACTACGGAATTTAATGATGCATCCACCCCACCTAGTTTTGCAAATCCCGAAGCTATCTGTCCGAATGGACTACTTGATTCGGCTTGATTAATAAATCTTTCAAAAGAATTTCCATATTCTTCTGATGATAAATACTGCTGTGCGTTTGCAAGACTACCGTATGGAGATACCGCACCACTCAATTTAACTGGCGCGGTTTCTACCCACTTTCTATATGCGAATGTTAGTGGCATCCTTGCAACATCTTCGTTTGAATATGCAAAATTAATCGCACCAATAGACAATGGGTATGCCTCTTCAAACTTTGTAGTAGCTAACGGGTTTCCATCTTCACTGTAAGTTATAAATTCTAAGTCTGTCGTATAGTTCTCAAAATATTCTAGTCTTGCAGTTTCATAATCGTATATCGCATTCATCCATTGACTGAAAATATATCTTTCACGTATATTTGCAGACAACATAAGTGTGCAATTTAAATCTTCATATGTCATTCCATATGGAGATTTTCTTGGGGGCCCATAGTACTTAACCTCTGAAGTTGCAAGAGATTTGCCGGGCAATTCTACTGTGTCAATTCTAAGAAATATTTCTTCTAGATTTCTACTTTCTAGTTTACCAACCAACTTGGGCGGGGGAGATATTTTCAACACATATTTATTTGCTCTGGATAATCCAGTACGCGCAATACCATTACGAAAATCTTCTACACTAAATCCAGGCTTATACATTTAAATTCCTCTTATCTACTTTTTAAAGCGGATTGCGACCATACAGTTGATGGTGCAGCCTTTTTAAATTTCTGTACTGGTAAAAATATTGCAAGATCCCATTCATTTGCATCTATTTTTACAAATTTACTTCTTACTTGACTAAACAAATACTTTTTGATGCATGGTTTTACAACATTAAATTTGGAAAGTTGTTTTAATGCTCTATATGACAACATAAGTCTAGTTGTTTCATCATATTTTTTATTATTTGCAATATCAGTAAGTGCTTCCATAAGTATAATTCTTGTTCTTGGTGGTACATAGTGCAAATTAATACCTAAGAATCCACCACTAAACCTTTCTACGACAAAAATTAAAGGAAATTCATCATAATATGGTAATGTTTTTGCATGTTTTGGATTATAAGAATAACAATACATGCGACCAATAGTAGGAGTTGATGAACTCCTATTAGAATCAGACAACAATTTTTGTCTATTCACTCTAGTCTCTCTAATTTTTTTTCTAAACCATTCTCTTGCTGCATTTGTATTTGGTTTTACACCAGAACGCAGCATTCGATTGATTAGTACATCAAAATTCGCCATATAAACCTCGTTTTAGACTATTTATAATTAAAATATCAGGGCAAAAGATGATCTTCTGTAAGAATCTTAAATTCCCACTTACGGTCTTTACAATATTCTTCTGCAGCTTTCCATTTTGCCTCATTTACTCCCCACGTTTTTACTTCTTGTAGATATCTAACAGTCTTTTTTCTTTTTTTGGGAGGCCTTGTTTCTTTTTTCGGTTTGACTTCTATCAATATCGTCTTTTTTGTGTCATTTGATGACTTTATTCTTATTAAAAAGTCTGGATAATATCTATGATATTTTCCATCGATTGGCGATTTGTATGGTATTACTACTTCTTCACTGTTCCATGCAATAACATTTCTATTTGTGTCACAATATTTCATGAATCTACGTTCCCATAGTGAACGAAATACAATATTTTTTACGTCACCAGCGTATTTGTGGGGATTTATTGGTTTGAACTTACCTTTATATGTGAATCTTTTGTGCAAAATTCAAATCCTTAATAATGTATTATAAATATAATTATACTATTTAGGAGCTCAAGATGGTAAGTCTAAACTTTAATGATGGGCCTGCAAAAGTTATGCAGCAAAAATCTAATAACAAATATGCCTCTACTGGAGCGCCAGGATTTAAATATCCCTTAGATTTGGGTCAAATGGACGGGGAATTGCATAGTTTTATCAATTATCGTGCTGTCACCAAAAAAGAAGTTGTACATACTGATACTCAACAGGCAACTCAGGCTGCAGATCAGAAGGCGATTGCAAATGTGAGTCTCTATGTACCAGAGAATGTTTCTCTGAATCAGACTGCAAATTATGAAATGACTTCTGGTATTGGTGCAATCATGGCAAAAGGTGATGCATCTGTTGGAGAATTGGTTGGTATGGGAATAGAAACAATTACCAGAGAAGCTTCAAATATGTTATTAAATAATTTGGGCGAAGCCAGAGCACAATTTCAAAAAGGAGTTGCATCCAATGCATCTCGTTATCAATTATTCAATGGTATTGAATTTAGACAATTTCAATTTCAATATAAATTTGTCGCAAAAAACGAAAAAGAAAGTCAAGAAATTGAAAAGATAACAAAAGTTTTTAGAAAACACATGTTACCAGATTTTGCAGAAGGTAAGGTGGGGTTTTATACAATTCCAGATATATTTGAAATAGAATATATATTATCTTCTGCAAATGGTAGTCTGACTACTCTACACAAATTTAAACCCTGTGCATTAACTTCTTGTGAAATTAGTTATGGGGGAGATGGATCATTTGGATTATTCTTTGATGGCAAACCAACTAACGTTTCTATGAATTTAACATTTTTAGAATTGGAACAGGTAGTCAAGAAAAATATAGACGAGGGATATTAAGATGGCAACTACACCGTATATGTTCGAAAAAATTAATAATATTCATTATGATATGTTTTATAATGGCAAACCCAAAAAAGTAAAAAACATATTTAACAAAGCAATTGTAGTTGATGCATTTAAACAAAACCCCGATAGTCACTATGAATATACAATAAAAGATGGTGAGACCCCACAGATTATTTCCGAGCTTTACTATGACGATTCAAATTATTATTGGGTTATATTGATGATGAATGATATTATTAATTACAGGGATGAATGGCCACTTTCAACCGCCAGATTTGATGCAATGATAAAGAGTAAGTATAAAACAATTCAAAATGCAGAAAGTACTATCATTCATTATTACGATAAACAGTGGAACACTATTATCAATAAACAAACATATGAAAGAATGGTAGAAAAAAAAGACCCTGCAGCAGAAAAATATTTACCATATAGTGCATATGTGATGGAAAATGAAAAAAATGAAAAAAATAGAGTTATTAGATTATTGAGAAAAAGTGTATTAGTGGATTTTGTTGAAAAGTTTGCTGAGTCGATGAAGGATTAATTATGACAGGAATTGTTGCAGCAGGTCAATATGAATTAGTTACATTGTCTATAAAGTCACATAATGGGTTTGTTATGGACTTGAGACAAGTTATGGCGTCTTTAGAAATATATGAAGATATATACTCCACATCTATGACTGCCCGTTTGGGTATTGTAACAACAGAAGATTTAGTTACAATTTTGCCGATTATTGGTCAAGAAGAAGTTATAATTTCTGTTGACCATCCTGGCGGCAGAAAACAAATAGATTTACATATGGTTGTGCATAAGATTGTTGGTTTTGAACGAGATAATATGTCAACTAAATTCATATTAGAATTGGTAACATTAGATTATATCTTAAATTTCCAAACAAAAATATCGCAATACTTTGAGGGCCCATCATCTGATATTGCCAGTCAGGTATTGAGTTTGATGGGTGCAAGTAAACCAGTTTCAGCAGTTTCTAGTGATGACGAACAAAAAATTGTTATTCCAAATTTTACTGCATTTAGAACTTGTAATTGGATGACAGAAAAGGCATATAAAGGTGACGCAGCCAATTATGTTTTCTATGAAAGTAAAGATAATTATGTATTCTCACCATTATCTGAGTTAGTTCAAGCATCTCCCAAAATTGAATATAAGGCACAACCACCTAATGTCGTTGGAGATCCAAACTTTGAAGATAAAATTATTCAAAATTATAGGTTAAAATCTTCATTTGATGTGGTACAAAACATTTTATCAGGTATGTATAATAGTAGAGCAATCACTGTAGACCTTATTACAAGAAGTTTTAAAGACATTTCTTACAGTTTTTGGGATGAGTATCAAAATGTTCCACATTTAACAAATAATCCATTATTTGATATCAGTGGTCAAGGTACACAATACAACCCTGCAAATTTATATGTATTACCAGAAAATCCATTTTTGACATATAACAACAAAGAAACTAATTTAAAACGTAGGGCGCAATTACAGTTATTTAATAATTTAAAGATGGATTTGACTGTATTTGGAGATACCGAATTGGGTTCTGGTGATACGGTAAATTTAACTTTTCCTGTATTTAGTCCACTAGGTGATGGTGCGGTAAACAATTATTTATCTGGGAATTGGTTAGTATCTGCAGTCAAGCATAGATTTGAACAAGAAGCGTATTACATAGATATGGAATGTGTAAGAGATTCCACAGATAAACCATTACCGCAACCACAACCAACAAAATAGGTGATGAATGAATCTTTATGATTTCGTATGGTTTCAAGGTGTGGTTGAAGATATTTTTGACCCAGAAGGCCTTGGTAGAGTAAGGGTTAGAATATTTGGTATTCATAATGAAGATACTGGACTGTTACCTACAGACAAGTTACCGTGGGCAAGTCCACTTATGCCAGTTACCAGTGCATCTTTGAATGGAATTGGTACATCTCCTACTGGTGTTACGAATGGTTCATGGGTTATAGGATTTTTCAGAGATGGTGAATATGCCCAAGAACCTTTGATTTGGGGTACTGTGCCTGGCAAACCACAAAAGTCTAATAGTGATGCAACTGTTGGATTTCAAGATCCAGATACTATATATCCATCTGAAAAAGGTTCTCTTTATGGTGGTAGTACTGTTGAAGAATCTGATTTAAATAGACTTGCAACAACTAATAAATTGGATGAAACTATACACGAAACAAAAAAGAATAGTACTCTAGGTAATGAACCAAAAAGTGATATTGGAATAGTATATCCATCAAATATGGTTGAATCATCTAGGTCTGGACACATCAAAGAAATTGACGATAGTGCAGGATCAGAAAGAATTCATAATTACCATAGAAGTGGTTCGTCACAAGAGTATCAACCTAATGGTGATGTTACACAAAGAACAGTTGGTAGTAGTTTTGAAGTCGTGCATGGAGATTATGATATGCATGTAGGTGGTAATTGCAATTATATTGTCGAGGGAAATCTCAATATTAAAGTTGGGGATAAGATAGAATATAGTATATCAGGAACATTTGAAGTATTAGGTGGTAGTACAGTAACTATACTTGCACCAACTATACATCAAAATCCATGATATAAATAATATAAACTATGGAGTTTAAATGTTAAATTTTGCGGGCAAAGACAATTTTGTGTGGTGGACTGGCGTTGTCGAGGACGTTAACGACCCAGAAAAATTGGGCCGTGTGAGAATTCGTATTATTGGATATCATGAAGAATTCGTGCAAACAGAAAAATTACCATGGGCAAGTCCAATAATGCCAATGAATAGTGCGTCTGCTGGGGGTATTGGAATTTCACCAACTGGTGTAATTGAAGGTTCTTGGTGTTTAGGATTTTTTAGAGATGGAGAATATGCACAAGACCCAATTATTTGGGGTACAGTTCCAGGCAAACAAGTTTCACCAGACGGAAACCGTTCTGGAAGGGGTTCACAGGTGCCTGGCGCACTTAAAGTACTTAGTGGTGCAGCATCCCCAGATTCTGTTTCAGAAGGTACAGCGGGATATGCACAAGGTGATACAACCGCAACACCAGAACAACTATCTAATGCAGGAAGTGCAGAGTTAACTGACTTTTTGAAACAACAAGAAGGATTTTCTGCAAAGTCATTCTGGGATCATAAACAAGAATCTATTGGGTATGGCACTAAGGCAAACTTCAAAGGCGAAGTTATCGATGAAGCCGAAGCAACCCGTAGACTAGAAGTAAATATTGCAAAATTTCGTGCTGGAGTTATCGCAAGAAAAAATAAATATGGATATGATTGGAATGATAGACAAGTAGATGCACTTACTTCTTTTGCATACAACCTTGGGCCCGGCAGTATAGATACATTGACTGCAAATGGTACGCGAGACAATGCGACTATTGCAAATAAAATGTTGCAATACAATAAAGCATCTGGTAAAGTATTGCCTGGCCTTGCAAGACGTAGACAACAAGAAGTTGCAATGTTTAATTCTGGTGGTACAGATGGTAATGTACCACCAGCTGCATTATCTCCAGAAACATCAACGGATCAATTAGTACAGAGAGAAACCGCAAGTGAAAGAAATCGTGCATCTACAACCACAACTAGTCAGGCTGCATCATCTGGTAGTTCTCGTAGCGGCACATCAGGTTCTACTGGACAGTCTAGGGCCCAGTTGTCAGATTTACCACAACATTCGACTCAACAAGAATTAGATACAACAGAACCAGTAGAGAATAAAACTCCAGTTACATCAAATGATTTATTTGGAGAACCAGAATCACCAGCTGCGCCGCAGTATCCATATAATACTGCAACATATTCTCGTTCAGGACATTTGATTGAAATGGATGATACGCCTGGCGCAGAAAGATTGCACACATATCATAGAAGTGGTTCGTTTGAAGAATATCATCCAAACGGTGATATTGTAGAAAGAACTATTGGTAGTAATTTCGATATTGTACATGGTGACAAAAATATACACGTAAAGGGAAATTTAAATATTGTAGTGGATGGTTATTGGCAAGTTGTTGTTGGTGGTACTGCATTAATAGGTGCAGGAAGTACTATCGATACTAAAAGTGGGGGTAACACTACAATAAAAGCACCCAAAATAGATTTAAATCCATAGGGGTAGAAAATGGCAGAAGTTGTAACAACCAGTTTTGAGGATGTAAAAGAAGATAGATTAGGAATATTAGATTCCAAAAAAAATCAATTTGTTGATATTGATTTAAAAATGCAACTGAATCCTGTTACTAAGGATATTACAGTAAAAAAAGATATTTCGGCAATTAATCAATCTTTGAAGAATAATCTATTAACAAATTTTTTTGATAGACCATTTAAACCAAACTTTGGTGGAAATCTCTACAAATCTTTATTTGAGCCAGCAGACCCAATAAGTTTGATAAATATGGGTAAGGATATTGAAGATATACTAAAATCCAGTGAAACACGAATTATTGTTTTGGATGTGAATGTTGAATCCGATTTTAATGATGAAAATAATATTATTATTACAATTGTATATACACTACCGGCAATGGACGGGGAAATCACAACCCAATTTGCAATAGAGAGAGTTCGATAAATGGCAAAGACTATAGAAATTACAGAATTAGATTTAAAAAATATTAAATCTAATATTATCTCATATATGAAAAAAGATGAAACCTTCAAAGATTACGATTTTGAGGCATCTGGACTTAATACACTTATCGATATTCTCGCAGTAAACACACATCATAATTCTTTCTATATGAATATGTTGACAAATGAAATGTTCTTGGATACTGCAAGAATTAGAGAAAATGTTGTATCAAAGGCAAAACTTTTAAACTATACACCAAGAAGTGCAAAGGCAGCCAAGGCACAGGTTAGTTTAGAACTTTTAGATCAAAATTCTTATGCATCGGCAGATGTATATGATACAATTAAAATCAATCGTGGACTTCAGTTTACAACAAACTATAACGGAAAATCCTATAGTTTTGTACCAACAATCACTAGAATTGTTGAAAAGAGTACTTCCATTCAAAACGATAATGGTACTTACACAAATGTATATAAAATTGACGATCTAGAATTAATCCAAGGCATCGAAGTACAAGAAGAATTTGTAGTAGATAACACAGATCCAAACCAAAGATTCTATCTGTCTAACGAAATGGCAGATATTGACACGTTAAAAGTATTCGTACAACCCGATGCCGAAGATGATGCATTAATAGAATATAAAAAATCTACAGATAATTTAAGACTACAAAGTACAGACGAAGTATATTTTATACAAGAATCAAAAAATGGTTGGGAATTATTTTTTGGTGATGGTGTCTTGGGGAGTGAATTGTTATCAGGAAATGTCTTAATTGTAAAATATTTAGTTACAACAGGCCCGGAAGCAAATGGGATTGCACAATTTACTATTGGAGCAAATGCAGATAGAGATTTGTTTAGAGTAAGTAATTTGTCTGTAACAGGTGTTGCAAATGGTGGGGCAAACAGAGAAGATATTTCTTCAATAAAATTTAATGCACCAAGAAATTTTGAAGGACAAGGTCGTGCAGTTACTATTAGAGATTATAAGGCGATTATACCGCAAATATATCCATCCGCATCATCAGTAAATGTTTGGGGTGGAGAAGATAACGTACCACAAATATTTGGCAGAGTTTTCATGGCAATTAGGCCTAACAATGGATATTTTTTATCAGATTTTGAGAAGGAAACTATTAAAAGTACATTAAGAAAAGAATATTCTATCGTATCTATTCTCCCAGATATTGTTGACCCCGAATATACAAGAATTAGAATTAATACAGAAATAAAATGGGATAATGAATCTACAATATTTACTGCAGACGAACTTAAAGAAAAAGTATTAACTACTATTAAAGACTTTAGTGCAAAAAATTTAAATGAATTTGATAGTTATTTTAGATATTCAAATTTAGTTCACCAAATTGACATGGCAGATCGTTCGATTACAAACAACGTCACCAAGATAAATATGATTAATGAAAAAGTAATTTTATTAGGCGGAGCCGCACAGTATCAATTCGGATTTAATAATCAAATCAAGAAAGGTACTTTAAAATCTATTGGGGTACAAGTTTCTGGATCTCAAAATTATTGGTATGTAGAAGAAACCGATACTTACGATGGTAATCTTAATTTTTATTCATTTGATTTAAATAATAAAAAGATTTATACTAATAATATTAAAGGAACTATCGATTATAACACAGGATTAGTTACGGTACAAGATATTATAATTGAAAATGTTGAAAGTGGCACTAATAATAACTTCCGAATGGAGGCCGAACCAGTGTCTTTTGACATTTTTCCAAAAAGAAATCAAATTCTATTAATCGATCCTAATGATGTTACTATTACAATGGATGCAGATTCAGACGAATATAATAATAATTACGATATTACTACACAAAACGTACAAATTATAAGAAGATAGATACATGGATAATAGTAACTATAAAGATTTAGCATCTCAGGTTCGTTCTGAACTACCATTCTATTTACAACAGAATGATTATGATAATTTTGTAAAATTTTTAGAGTTGTATTATGAATGGATGTCTCAAGAAACAAATACTCTTGATGTTGGTGCAGAAATATTAGATTATTCGGATTTGGATAACACTCTAGATATTTTTGTAGATGAATTTAAGCACCTACTTGCAGAAGCATTTCCAAATACAGTTCAGGTCAAAAATAAAAATCAAATTAATTCAGAATTATCTGGAATTTTTGGTGTGTCTCCGTTGGAGAATGAAAGATTTGAATCTGATGATTTCTTGGGTAATGGTGTTAGTTCGGAATTTTCAATCTCTTATAGAGAGCCTTCTTTCTACGAAGGAAAAACTGTAACAACCAGAGTTGTAGATTTTAAAGTTTATGTAAATCCAACTACTGGACAATACACAGATGAATCATTAATTACAAGAAGTAGTGAAACTCCTTCGCAAGTATTTGCAAACCTAACTTTTCCAGATGATTTTGTAGAATTAGTTAAAGACGAAGACTATATTGTATCAGAAGATAGAATTATATTCTACGATAAAAATACAGGTCAAATTGTTGCACCTACGGATCAAGTTGCAATCAGAGTTCTATATAGACTTAAAACCACAAATGCATCCACCGGCAATAATAAATCTGATATTAAGAAAACTAAATTTACAAACAAAAAACAATTTCTGAAACTTATGAAAGAGTTTTATCTTGCAAAAGGTTCAGAAAAATCATATGAATTTTTATTCAGAACTTTTTTCAACGAAGATATTTCATTCTACTATCCAAAAGAAAATGTTTTTAAGGTAAGTAATAATGAATGGACGGCGGAAACAAGTATTAGAACTCAACCCAGCACGAATGCACTTACAAATCCAATAAGAGTTGTTGGAGAAACTAGTAAAGCCTTTGCGACAGTAGAGAGATATCAAGAATACTCTCTATCTAATAATGCGGTGAGAGAATATTTTATTAGTAGTATTTTTGGTGAATTTCAAGATCAAGAAAATGTATTCATTGAAAATGAAAATGGTGTAACATTCAAAGAAAAATTGTGGACATGTGTTACTGGTTTTGACATTCAAAACCCAGGCAGAAATTATCCCAGAAATATGTACTTAAATTCTTTTATATCATCTGCCGGCAGTGGTACAGGTTTCGGTGCAAGAATAACAAACACCACAGATGGACAAGTTGACTCAATCGAAATTGTAAACGAAGGTGATAATTATATTACTGGTGAAGAAGTAATTTTTGAAGGCGAAGGAACTTTTGGTAGTGGTGCAATTGGTACTGTTACTAAAGTAACTGGTGTAACAGAAGATAAAAATATCACTTGGGTACAACACGAATCGAATGATACTTATCCAAATTATTATTGGGATTTCTCAGATGGGGGAGAAACTTTTACTACAGGGTCTTCTAGAAATGAAGTTGTAGATGTCAGAAACATTGATAATTATTTTGATAATGTAACAACTCTATTAGACTTTGAAACAATGACTGATAGTAGAAACTATAAAGAATATAAAAATAGTTTACAGACATTAAGAACAAATGCAAAACTAGAAACTCCATTGGCAGGGCCACTTTTTGGTAATGAAAGTACCTTGTTTACAAATGGGTTTGTAGAAGTTAAAGACGCAGCGATTGAAATCGCAGGCGAAGATGAATTGATCGTTGATTTTTGGTATTTACCAGTTACTTTAGACACTGATAATTCTAGGGGTTCTGCATTATTCTCTATTGGTGCATCAGATGGTACGTATAATGCATTCACATTGTGGCAAAAACCAGATAACACTATTATTATCCAGAATAAAGATAGCGAGGTGGCAAGTGTTGTTTTACCAATTAGTTATAGTGCGTGGAATCATATTGCAGTACATTCAGTTGTGGGTAGTGGCACAAAAATTTATTTAAATGGGGCCCTTGTCCTTAATGCACTTTCTGTGGATTGTGCAGATATTGAATCTACTGACAGATTGTTTATTGCTGCAGACAGTGATGCTGGTTTAGGGTCAGATGATCCACCACCAACAAGACAACAAATTTTTGATACTTGGGGGAGATTTTCTCACGATAGTTCAAATAATTTTCCAGCAGATGCAAGTGATTTGAATGCATTCACATATAATTCAAGTTTAGATAGAATTGAGTGTACAACAAACTTGGCGCGGTTAACAGGATTTTACTCTCCTTCTGGTTATTCGCAATATGACTTTGGAGTAACCGTTACGGCCTCTGGTGGTGATAATGACACAATTGGTGCATTGATAGGATTTTACAAAGACCCAGATACAGGAAAAGAACATAGTTTATCAGTATTAAGATCGATGCAAGGTACATTGTCGGGTGGCGGTTATCAAATTTGGTATAACCATTTGCAATCAGATGCGGAATTAGTATTTGATGGAAACTCATTGGCGCCTGGTCTTGCCGGTGATTGGCAAGGCAACAAATCAAGAATCAAAGTTACTAGGGATGTTGGAGATGTATTTACTGTAAGTGTCTCCCAATTTACTACAAATGCAACGCATACAGATGCAGATTTAGACCCAACAACAGAACATACATTCAAACTTTCTGATTATTCTTGGGGAAATGTTTTTGCTGGTTTATCTCCTTATGGATATTGTAACCATAGTCAAGGTGGCGCTGCATGGGAAGATACGGAATTTAGAGTATTTGGTGAACTTGATATGGGGGATTATATCGCTGCATATTTTGACTCATTTAGAATTACTAAAGGAAACAGATATACAACTTTCTTGGATGCCGCTAACTCCAATGTAGAAACTTTATATGAATGGGAACTTGACCCCGTCGAAAAATCAAACATTGCAGTTAATGCAGAGAATACTAAAAATAGTAATGCAAAATATTATTATGCAATTGCAAATAATAAACTTACTATTATGGAAGAAATTTATGATACCGGCGGGAAACCAGAAACATGGGATTCTATCACTGGACTTTTGAGTGATACTACTGGTTTTGTAGACGATTTAACCATACGTTCTGGTGATGATTTAAAATCTTTGCGTCCTGTACCAATTCCAGATTATTATAGTGTTACAATTAATTGGACAGAGATGCCTAGGGGTGGTGTAAAAAGAGTTGACTTAATGACAGGTGGATTTGGGTATATCATTCCACCATCAACATTTGTTTCAGAACAAACTGGTAGTTATGTTTCTCAGGGTCTTGGTGCAACTTTACTTGCAAAAGGAGATACTATTGGTGGAATTAAAGATATTAAAATTACTCAAAATGACCCAAATGATGCATATGATGGATTTGGAATTGGATATGTCACTCCACCAACACTAGATTTAACAGGATTAGGAGATGGTACTGCAGTTGTTGTTCCCATAACTGGACCTTTATGTGTGCGTGATGGTTCTTTTGTTTCAGACCAAGGTTTCTTATCGGATAATAATAGAATACATGATAGTTATCTATGGCAGGATTATTCCTATGTAATTCAAGTTGGTAGAGTTATTGATGAGTGGAGAGATATTGTTAAAAAAGTCATCCACCCAGCTGGTATGATGATGTTTGGTGAATTGACACTACTATCCAAAGTCGAAGGTAAAAGACTGAAAGATGCATACCTATTCTTGTTCTATGAGATTATCAAGAATGTTGATGTTACAGTTAAAAATATGGACGGATTGGGCACTTGGACTGATAGAGACACCGAACAAAAGTTAGTGGATGAAGGAAACGATGCAAGAACATCTAATGGTATTTGGAGTAACACCGATACTTTCTTTATGGAACAATTTGGTGACTTGGGCCCAGTACACGCACATGGCCCACTTACAAGTGAAGATGTTGATTTAACAGTTCAATTACCACAACATACTCAGGTTAAATATCAAGTCGCATGGCATCATGTAGATAGTCATGATAACGAAATTAATAAACTCCAATATAAAAACCAATTTGGAGAATTTGTCGATCTTGCAATATGGACTAAATCTTTTGCGTCACCTAATCCAACAACATTAGAAACCTTTGGAGAAACTACATATACTTGGTTTAACAATAAAACATATTCATATGCACCATGGGCGGGGAATCCAGATCCCTACGAAAATCATGGGTTTGCAATTATCGACACTGGTTGGATAACACACAATTCAGACGATTTAGTAATCAGACATGTTATAGGTACAGACCAAGACATTATAGATGAGGCCTCATATTTGAGTCATGTGAAAGTTTTTGTAAGAAGTACAGAGGCGCAAAACTCTAATGATATCATGTCGCATGGTTACACTATTGTATACAACAATAGACAATCTGCAATGAATGAATTATATGGAGTAGGTGATGATACACCAACTGGACAATCAGTAGATACTGGTTCTGGTAGATATGCTTTATTGGGTGATGGGTTTACTAATGCAACCACTTGGAGTGATGTTAAATATGTTGGATTAAATCAACTAGATGGTTATGGTAAAGATTATTCATTTTTCTATGGTGGTGAAATATTAGAAAGAACTTTTACAATCTATAATGTGTCAGAAAAAAATATTGTAGATGATGAATGGAAATCTACAAGGCCTTGGGCAAGATATAAAATTATTAGTGCAGTAGAAGATAGTGTAAATAATACTGTTATGTTTGGTGTTGTTTTAGAAAATAGTTATCTAAATTTACCCAATGAAAGTCCACTAAATAATATAGAGTTTAGATGGGATAAGAAAACTAGGGGTAATGTTGAAAGAGTAAATAGTTCTTGGATTGGTTCAATCAGAGACGGCGCAAACCCAAGAGATGAAAAGTTTATTGTAAAAATTCAATCTAGAGATTTGCCACAGAGTGGTAGTACTTATAAATCACTAGAAAGATTCAAATTTAATTTTTCTGCAATATTCCCATTTGATAATCTAGTTAGATATAGATTTAGTCCATACGAAGAGGCAGAAGGGTCGCCATATCTTGATTATTATGGATTTGATGGAGAATTTAATAATATTAATATGAAAGGTACACAACATACTATTATGCAAAATCCAAATGGAGATAATACCTTTGGAATGGTTCCAACATATGGAAATAATCAGTATTTAGGTGTTACTGATGGTACAGATCATGACTGGCAACAAGAAACAATACAAAATATAATGTCAAGCTACGACAAATCTTATCGCGCAGTGTTAGATGCACACGTAAATCTGATGCCTAAACATTTAGTTATATCTAAGGATACTGCAGGAGTCGACGGGCCTTTATTATCTGGTATGACTTTCGCATCAGTTGAAAGAATGAAATTTAATCAAACACCACAAAGTGTTGATAATAATCTATATTTAGAAAGTATTGATGATGTAATGACCAAATATAATACGCGCACAAACATCACTCATGAAACAATTATTCAACAATATTCTACTGAACCTACAAGTTTTGCGGAATTAAAAGAGTTGCAACAGATTTGACACAAAAAAATCTTATAAATAAAAGAAACAAAAAAAAATTAATCTATAAAGGGTATTATAAAAATGTCTGCTATTATTACCAACAAACTTAGAATTTTCAATGCACAGCAGTTCATTGAATCTATTAATGAACAATCACCATTGTGGAAAGAAAGTAATTCCTACAATGAGGGTGATGTTGTTTTGCACAATTCAAATTTGTATGTTGCAGTAGGACCAGATGGTGGTGGGGTTTCTGGTACAGTGCCACCAACTCATTTGTCAGGTATTGTAACTGATGGGGGTGTCTCTTGGGCATTCTACAACAGGTCACTTTTCAACAATCTTTACATGGGTATTGGTAAGTATTCATCTTGGGATGATGACAGTAATCCACCAACTCCAGAAGATTCTGTCGGATATCATAATACAACAAAATCTGATCTATTGGCACTCAAGAAAGTTTCTGCAGACACAATCTCTCTTGCAATTCCTAGAATTGATTGGAATACTGATACCCAATACACAATGTATGAACATGACAACGTAGAAGAAATTATTCCTAATGGATATATCTTGACAGAAGGCAACAACCAGTTCAATGTTTATAAATGTATCAATAATACTAGTTGGAAAGATGCTGCAGTTGGTGTGCAGCCTGGTAAATCTACAGTAAAACCAACTGGTACACCAACAAATGCAATTATTGAAACTGGTGATGGTTATGCATGGAAATATATGTATTCTGTAGATTTAGATGCATCATTAAAATTCTTGACAAAGGATTATGTACCTGTTAAGTTTTTGACTGCAGAACCAAATGCCGCGACTGCTGATTATGTACAGTGGCAAATTAAACAAAATGCAATCGCAAATTCTGGTGGAATTGATTGGGTTAAAATTACTGATGATAATGTAAATAGTGGCCATGCTGGTGGTTCTGGATATTATCAAAATATTAATCAATCCAATTCAACAGTTGCAGAGGGCACTTTAAGTTTTGCAGTAACCTTATCTGGAACTGCAACTGCACTCGCAACAAATGATTATACTGGTTATGCAGTAGTATTTACAAAAACTGGTGCGACTACTCCAGTACAAAGAAAAATTAGTAATTGGAATTTTAATACTTCTACCAATGTTGCAACAATCACAATTGAAAATGCATTTCTAGAGGGAGAGGGTGGTTCTGGTAGTATTGTTATTGCACCAGATGTTGAAATTAATGGTGATGGTACAGGATTTACTGCATATGGAATTACTCAGGGCGACCAAATTAAAAAAGTAATGATTACCAATAAAGGTACAGGATACACTAACGCAACCGCAACTGTCTCGGCAGGAAATGTATCATCATCTAGTGTGTCTGCATGTAAAGCAAAACCAATCATTTCGCCTACAACTGGACATGGATTTAACGCAGTTGAAGAATTGGGTGGTTATTATGCGATGGTTGCACTCAAACTAGAATATGATGAACAAGATACAAGATCAGAAGATGGTGTAACAAATGTTACAGAATCTGTATTCCCTGTAACTGGAGATAGATCAGTATTCAGACAAATTGTTATTTTAAGTGATCCAGTTGATGAATATACAGATAAACTTGCATACGGTACTTCTTATAGAGGCCCAAAACATCCTAATTATGGTACTGCAGGACAGACAATTTTTGATATCGATACTGGTACTGGAAAAGTATTATACATAGAAAACAGACAACCAGTTTCGCGTGCTGTCGACCAAATCGAAGATATTAAAGTTGTCTTTGAATTCTAATTTAAGTAGTATCTAGAACAAGAGAGAAAACATGGCTACAAATTTTAATGTAACACCGTATTACGATGATTATGATGTAAATACAGGCTATTTGAGAATTTTATTCAAGCCAGGCCATTCTGTACAGGCGCGTGAACTTACTCAAATCCAAACTACTTTGCAACAACAAATTGCAAACATGGCAGACCATTTCTTCAAAGAAGGTGCAATGGTGGTGCCTGGACAATCTGCAGTAGATATTAGTGCAACATATGTAAAGATTGATTTAAATGGTGCAAATTCCTATATCAGTCCTACAGATTTTATAGGTAGAACTGTTACTGGTTCTATTTCTGGTGTACAAGGTATTATTGTACACGCAGTTGGTGCAACTGGCACTGAAACAACAGATGACCCCGACACAATTTATGTAAAGTATACAACTGGTGCAAATCCATCAGACCCGTCATCAGTCAGTTTTGCGGACGGAGATAGTATTTCATTTTTACCTAATGAAATTTTAACAACGATATCATCTACAAATCAATCAGATTATAGTTGTATTGTAAGACCAGTAGAAGAAACACCTATTGGTACGGGTTCCATTGCGTTTATCGAAAGTGGTATTTACTATGTACAAAAACATATGGTGGTTGTGCAAGATCAAAAAATTATTCTTGATAAGTATACAAATTCGCCATCATATAGAATTGGTTTAGAAATTCAAGAACAAGTGATTAGTGCAAATGACGATCCTAGTCTTTTAGATAACGCCCAAGGCACACAAAACTATAATTCGCCAGGCGCAGATCGATATAAAACGACCCTTGTGTTTAAGAAAAGAGAGTATGGTGGTTCTGATACCAAAAACTTTATTCAATTAATTTCTATTCAGAATGGTAAAATTCAACAAAAAGTGCGTAGTACCGATTATGCAGTTTTAGAAGAAACTCTCGCAAGACGCACATTTGATGAGTCTGGTGACTATACAGTTAGTCCATTTAAATTAGATATTAGAGCACTATTTAATGAAAACTCAAATCGCGGTGTATTCACCATGAAAGATTTTGAATTTGATACTGAGGTAGATGCAAAAAACCAAGCGTATGATCGTTTTAGTGAATATAGTGGAATGGTTGATGGTGTACTGGATGTTGGACTGGCACATACTGTAGGTCCAATTGAAAGGGCTGCATACCCAGATCAAGATTTAGATACTACTGGTGAAAAATTCTATCCAGGCCGTACTCATGCAGATTTAGTATATGCATTGCAACAAAACTTGTCTCTAGGATTGGAGGCTGGTAAGGCATATGTTCGTGGTTATGAAATTGAAACTCTTGCAACTACATTTGTTGATTATAAACGTTCAAGAGATGATATTCAAAAGAATAATGAATACTTAACTGCAAAACTTGGTACATATGTTTATGTCACTGATAATATGACTTTACCATTTATTAATGAAGAAGTTTTATTTACAAACTTAAATACTAATGGTCCAGATTTTGTTACTATTGATGATTCATTTACAGTAACAACTTATGCATATTCTCCAGAAGCAGATTTTTCCGATGCAAATAATACATTAGGACATGATGTAGTTGCAACTGCAAAAGTAAAATATGTTGAACATTATAAAAATGCACAAGTAAATGACTTTCTACAAGGTGATTGGAATGGTACAAATGCCTCAGTAGAAACTGGTATTTGGAAAGTATATCTATATGATTTTAAATTCCAAAAAAATCCATTAACAACAAAAGATTATACAATCAATGATGTTAGGTCTTTGGTATCTAAAGAAAAAGTTGGTACAGGTGCATTACAGACATATAGATTTACCTCTAACGTTTTGTCTGATTACTCAGTTATAGACCAAAATCAAGATTTTGCGAATAAAAATATTTTAGTATCTGAATATGAAGATAGAAAAGTGCGTGGAATTGTTTACGATTTTAATGCAACTAGAAGTTCTGCACTTGTCAAGATGTTAGGTAGTGGTAATTTTACAAGTGACGATGCAGCACTATTGACTCCTAGACAATTCAAACCAAATGAGATTTTAAAAGAAATTACATTCACATCTACTGGTGGTACAACTAACCTATTCAATTCTCTTGCAAATTATCGTTATATCGATAACGGGGCAAGAATTTTAAATAAACAAGTTATTTTTGATGGTGATGGTTCTAGTATTGTAGATACTTACGCAGATTATGTAAAAACAGTTAGATTCATTGATGACGTAAGTGGCAATGAAACTATTGATACTTCATACACAGTCCAAAGAGAGATCAACGCACAAGTAATTAATCCAGATGGCGGACAACCAAGAGTAGTGATTGAATTATCTCCAAATGTGGCCGAAACATTTGGTACATATAATTCTGATTATTATTTTCTAGTAAAGCCCCCAACAGATGACGCAAATGTGGGTGGTATCGAAAGTATTGCATCAGAAGATGTACAAATTAGTATTTCTGGTAAAACTTTAACAATCACAAACCTTTCAGTTGCTAGTGTTGGACAATCTGTCAAATTATTCATTCCAATTATTAAAACTGAAGCAGTCGAAAAACAAAAAAGATTAATCGAAGATGTTGTAATTACTCCCTACTCACTTATAAACGGTGTTGGTAATTTCACAGAAGTCGGAAAAACTTTTGTGTCATCTCCAAGTAGTGATACATTTGAGGCAGATATTCTTTATACTAGTTTGAATGCAAGTGGTGATATTCCAGAAACTTTCCAAGATGCTCAGGGTTATGATTTATCTCTAGCAGATTTACAACTTCAACACTCAGATATTCATGAATTGAAAAAGATTTATGACACATGTAATGTTAATACAATTGCATATCAAACTAATGTTGACGGTACATTTAAACTTATTGTTGAAATGACTGCAGAAGAATTGTTGTTTGCACTCAGTGCATGGAATTATTACGAAGAAACTGGTGCAGATCCATTTACAGATACAACAGAAAATGCCCCATTCAGACAGGATATTTTAGACTTGATTGAATCAGGTGGTACTCCAGTACCAGCGTCTGGTGGTGTTCCAAGTAAAATTGTAGATGTTACGAATAGATACACTTTTGATAATGGTATGAGGCCTGGCGTTTTAAATTTGGGTAACGTAACACTTAAACGTGGACAATCAATTTGTGCCGGTAGACCAATTATTGTATATTCATACTTTGAACATAGTGCCGGCGACTATGCATCTGTGGATTCATATACACATGCAAACTCTGGTTTAACATATGGAGAAATTGGAGAATTTAATAGTAGTAGATTGTCTGATGTACTAGATTTTCGTCCTGCCACAATATATGAGGCAAACGATGGTACAACAGAATCTAAGTTGCGTGGTTATTCTAAAATTTCAACAAGTGGGGAATATCCATTAGACAACACATATGTTATTTGTGATTATAGACAATATCTTGCAAGAAAAGATAAAGTTTTTGTGGATAAAATTGGTAATTTCAAGGTTAAATATGGTTCTTCTAGTCTCACACCAGAATATCCCGAAGATCCTGATGATGGTATGGTATTGTATAGATTACAGGCAAGTCCTTACACTGCAACGGTGCAAGATGTAAAGGCGGAAATGGTTGACAACAAACGTTACACTATGAGAGATATTGGTGCTCTAGAAACGAGAATCAAAAGTTTAGAATACTATACATCACTAAGTCTTTTGGAAAAAGAAACAAAAGACATGCAAATTACTGACGAAAATGGTATGGACAGATTTAAGAACGGATTTGTAGTAGAACCATTTACTGGACACAATATTGGTGATGTTTTTGACCCAGAATATAATTGTTCTATTGATAGTGTTTCTGGACAATTAAGACCTAGATTTGCAGAAAAAAATACTAATATGAAATTCAGATATAATGATTCAAGTCATTATTCTGACCATGATGGTGTTTTATTGTTACCATACGAAGATGTGATGGTAATCAACCAAGACAAATCATCTAAAACTGTAAACGTAAATCCATTTGCAATTTTCACCTTCCGTGGCTCTATTAAACTTACTCCAGCGAGTGATGAGTGGAGAGATGTCAATAGACAACCAGATTTGACTATCAACCGCGAAGGACAATTTGATAATATTCAATTCCTTGCAAACGAAATGGGAGTATTGGGTACAGAATGGAATAACTGGCAAACCGCTTGGACAGGTACTGAAGTTACTGGCAATACTCAATTCAACGACTTTATGAGAGGCCCTGGCATTAGAAGGGTTACTGGTAGAAATGAAACCATTCAAACTACAAATAATCAAACCAGAACTGGTATCACAACTGAATTAGTACCTCGCGTAACCACAGAAAACATGGGTGATAGAGTAGTTAATACAGAGATTGTACCATTTATTAGAGAACGTGCAATTTTCTTCCATGGTACACGAATGAAACCAAACACAAAGGTTTATCCATTCTTTGATGATGTTGATGTGAGTGAATTTTGTGTTGCAGCGCAGACACATACTGTCGGTTCAATGACACAAAGTGCAAACAATTTTATAAATGATAATGAACAAAAATGGATTTCAGAAGCTGGTGAAATGACTCTAACAGGTGATACTAGTGGTCATCAAACAAATGTATTTGGACTAGAGTATGTAGATACAAATTCAGTTAGATTTTTTGTTGTTGATAATATGGATAACAAAAATTACACAACATTAGAAAGAATGTATCTAAGAGATGCTCGTGGAAATTCAATTCGTGTTGGTAATTATCAAAGTGGAGAAGGTGTTTCAGTAGATAATAAAGTTCTAAAAACAAATGATTTAGGACAGGTACGTGGTATCTTTAACCTACCAAATACAGATAATATCAGATTTAGAACTGGTGATCGTATCTTTAGATTAACAGACCAACCAAACAACTCTGATGACACAGATACAAACGCACAAACAAACTATACCGCAAAAGGTACAATCGAAACGAGACAACAAACTATTTTATCAACTCGTACTGCAGAAATTGTACAGAGAAATATTTCTGATACAAGAACTGTACAAAATACAACTACCAGAAGAGTTGTTGAGTCTGACACTGGTTGGTATGACCCACTTGCAGAAACAATTTTGATTGAGGAAGATGGTGGTGCATATATTACTAGTGTAGATTTATTTTTCTCTACAAAAGATGAAGGAATTCCTGTAACTCTGCAATTAAGAGAAACAGTAAATGGTTATCCTGGCCAGAAAATTCTACCTTTTGGTGAGAAAACTTTATATCCAAATCAAGTACAAATTTCAGATGATGGTAGTTTACCAACAAACTTTAGATTTGATTGTCCAGTGTATGTACAGGATAGTACAGAGTATTGTATTGTTGTGCTTGCGGATACACAGGGATATCGCTGTCATGTTTCAAGATTGGGTGAAGAGGCACTTGATGGTTCTGGTATTATTTCAGAACAACCATATGCAGGGGTTTTCTTTAAATCACAAAACGCATCCACTTGGACTGCGGATCAAATGGAAGATTTAAAATTTAAAGTTTATCGCGCAAAATTTGATAATTCTAAAAAGTCAACATTGTACTTTGCAAACGAAGATTATGATTCATTGGGTAGTGAAGAAAATAGAATTTTACTTGGTACGGATTCTATGGAACTGACTGCGAATTCACATATTGTAACATTCCATGCTATAGATCACGGTTGTATTGGTACAGATTTCCATGAAAATCATAATTATGTACAAATTACTGGATTTAAAGATAATGCGTTGTTTGGTGGTACAGATTCTACAAATTCACTTAGTGGTGCCCAGTTAAATGGGATTCATAAGGTATTGTCAACTACACTTGATAGTTTTTCTATTGACATGAGAAATGTTAAATATAATGAAACTACTATAGATTTTAATAATAAGACATACTCAGCTGCAACTGGTACAAATGTTATGCCTGCAACATCTGGAAGATTTTCTCCAGTAGGTGTAGATGGATTTTTACCATATTTAAATTCGAATATTAAATATGATTTGATGATGCCTATTGTACAAAACGTACAGTTGCCTGGCACAAATATTCAATATAAGTTTAAATCTATCTCTGGTGCATCACAAGATGGAGATCAAATCGCTGGAGTAAAGGATAGTAACTGGTCTACAATGGTGCCTAATAGTAATATCACATTCAATGCACCAAGAATGATTTCTAGTAGATTTAATGAACAACAGTTTAATAGTGGTAATGCAATAAATAAAAAATCTTTGGTTTACGAAATCGATATGTACTCCGAATCAGACAATTTGTCTCCACAGGTTGATACGCAAAGATGTAGTGCAATATTAGTATCTAATAGAACTAACTCACCACAGTGGACTAGTGACGTTGATGTGAATGGTATTCAAACGGATACCAACCTCGCATCTGGTAATATTGGACATGTTTATACAGGATTTGTGAGTGAACTAGAATCGACGGGTGGTTCTGTTGATGCAACATATATCACTAGAGAAATCCAACTTGCACAGCCATCTAAATCTATGAAAATTGTTATTACTGCGAATAGACCTGCAGATACAGATATTGACTTATATTACAAAACTAAAAGTAGTGATTCGCTTGAATATAGAAAATTGCCATATACTTTCATTGAAAGACCAGATGGGTATGGAATTCCTGCAAATTCAATAAGTGACTTTAGGGAATTTGAGTATGATATAAGAGATATTGAAGAATTCGTTGGGTTTGGTGTTAAAATTGTATTGAGAAGTAAAAATTCTTCTATAGTGCCTCGTGTCTCAGATTTAAGAATTGTTGCACTCGCCACTTAGGATTATAAATAATGAGTAGAGATATAAATGATTTTATGATAGTTAAGGAAGAAAAAAATCTACGCAGAGATCCGCACTCAAAGGCGGTTATTAATACAGATATACAATCATATAGAAACTATATGAAAAGAGTAAATCGATTTGATAAAACTGAAAGAGAAATAGACAACATTAAAACAGAAGTGCAAGAAATAAAAGAATTATTAAAAATACTAGTAGAGAGAACTTAAAATGGCATTTACATATCCATCACTAACACAAGTTATTAGAACTGATACGTTTGACGTTTGGGCCACTAAAACTAATGAAATTAGAGACCATGCATTATATGTACAGGCACTAGTAGGAGATTTTAACGGACTATCTACAGATAGTAAGACTGTAGTAGGAGCGTTTAACGAACACGAAACATTAATTAATACCAATATTTCGAATATTGGTCCTCTTGGAAGTATTGATGTTGCATATGCTGGTGCAAACCTTGTTGAGAGTTTAAATAATGCACATGATGTTTTAGTCGCATATACTGATTCAGAAGTTTTAACTGAAAAGAATTTAAGGATTGATGCCGATGTTGGATTGCAACAAAGTATTGATGCAGTTGAATTAAATGCAGGTCTAACACCAGCTGGACAATATATCCAACCAACAACATCTAATTATTTGTCAACATCTGTTTCTCTCGCAAATGCAGACAATTTATTAGACACGAAGATTAAAGAAGAAGCTGATATATTAAATAATACGCAAACAAATCTTGGTGCAGATTCTAGTGGTAATATTACGTTAGTTGGTAATTATATTACTGGTACTGTTAAAGAATCTTTGGTTGCATTAGATACTCAGTCTGCGACAAATGAAAATAGAATTAATCAAAATATTCAATCTATTGTTGGATTGGACAATAGATTAACTAAATCACAAACAAATATTGGATTGAACTCTGCCGGCGTTTACACATCAGATGGTGGAAATACATATGCAATAACAGATAATATTAAGGGCGATATTAATGCAGTTGATGTTAAATTAGAGGCAGTAGATGTTTCTTTACAATCATTAATAAACGAAGATACAAATATCTATAATCAACTTGCTCTTAAATTAGAAACACCACCAACATCTGGTGACACTTTAATTGTATATGATTCTGCAGCATTTACATATTCACACGCAACACATAATCCATCATCTGTAAATACCAATGGTACTGAAGTGATTGATAAAGTGATTGTCGATTCATCAGGACACATACAATCTTTTTCAAAAAGAAATTTAGGTAATCAGTCGCAACACAACCAAACAATTAGTTCAAATCTACCATCTGGTGGTTCTAATGGTGATGTTTGGTATAGAGTATAAAGAGGGCAATAAATGGCATACTATGTCAAAGATGATACTCTTAATCAACAGAACGTAGAGTATAAAGTAGATTTGCAAATCCAACACTCTGGTAATAAGGGTAGAGGGTTGAAGGCAGTCGATGCCAGATTATATGAGCCACTTAAAAATTACAGTGAAAATAATTTAGATAGAATGTATACACCTGTTTTTACTATCGATGATAACCATCCTAGAAAACAGGGAGAAAATCCATATATCACGTATGATTTAACTTGGCCTGCAAATATTGGTACAGGTGATAGAATTTTATCATTAGAGGCATGTGAAACAGAAGAGGGCCCTTGGACAGAAGTTGCAAGAATTGATGCAACAAACGAACCCTTATCTTGGACAGAGACTAGAGTGAGTCTTAAACTAGATGCAAAGAACCGTGGATTTGGTAGTGGTTCTGGCGATACTGGTGGTGCATCCAAACATGGTATCATTGCAAACAGAAATGATATTACAGGATATGTACAAATAGGTACACATTATCCTCGTTCTTGGCAATCCCCAACATTCAATGCAACTGGAATGGATACTCTTTCATTTTATTATATCATTGGTAATGATAGTAATGGTCTGGAATATACAGATATGACCAGAGAAAAATATATCATGACATTGGTGAGAAAATCTGATGGTCGTGTAATGCAGACACTAAACTTTGACTTTAGACAAAACTCTTGGGCACTAATGAGTATGAACGTGAGAAATGCAAGTGGAAACTGTTATATTAAAATTGTACAACCACATCATTCTGGCGGTAAATATGATGGAGCAGGATTTTGTTTTTTCAAAGGCACATCAACTATAACTCATTATAAAAATGGTGATGCAACTGCAAATTTCTACTTTAATCAGGGTGGTGAGTATCAGGGAGTTGAAGTTATAGGTGATGGTAGACCATACGTTTCTGGTGATAATATTGGCCGTGGTGCGAATAAGAGATTTTTTAGATTTTCTGTTATATCAAAAAATGGTCATAATGTAGTAAGAGATGTTAAACCAAACAATTCGACAGGTACTTTACTAAGTCCATTAGGAAATGATAGGACAAAATGGTGGGTTCCAAAAGAAATATATGCAAAAGATTCTGGTGCATGGAAAGAAATCAGAGAAGTTTATGTAAAGAATAACAATAATTGGAATAAAGTATATCCATTGTTTATTAACTCAGAAAATTTTGTTAGTATTTCCGATATACAAATAAAACAAAAGAAAGATTATATTCCTTTAAGTGCAGTTTATGTGGATAATACGACAACTATTACTGCATCCAGTATTTTACCAAATCCAGTAATATTAATTGCTGGGGTGAGTTCCGATGCAGCTCCAAGTTTCCTAATCACACCTCCACTGGAATCTGGTAAGTTGACGGGCACAAACTTTGAATGGGGATATTCTCTATACAATCGAGGTGAAAAATTACCAAAATGGAAATTAGATCAAAACGATACAGGTTCGTATAATAACGGATTTATGTTGGCGTTAGAAGTTGATGGGCCAAATATAAATGATCTTAACCAAGTTGGAGTTGGTATACAGGATGTTGGATTTAGTGCAAATTTACAATCAGGAATAAAAGATAATGATTTAATAGTTGCAATACAAAGATTTTCTAATCCAAGTTCTGTACGTACAGAAACTGAATATAATTCAGCAAGGCCTGCAGGGTGGAGTTTACAGTCATTTTCTGGTGGTGAAAATGGTTTTGTAGTTTATACAAAAATTGCATCAAAGGCGGACTCAGGAAAAGTATATAACTTTCCACAACATGCAAATGACTCATCAGAAATATTTACTATCGTATTTAGAGATACAAATAATATACCTATTAAAACTGTTGCAAAGGCCGGATTTAAACAACAAACATCATCTACAAATCCACATGCATTTACTTTAGCATGGTCTGGAATGAATTTAAATAGAACTGGTTCTACAAGTGCTGATGCATTGGCAAATACTAAAAGAACTTTACCACCACTGTCACCTGGCGTTGTCAGATATCACGTATGGGGTTGGTGGGGCGATAGTAAATTATTAGGTGGGTATGGGTACTATCGTGGTGGTAGACCTGCAACAGTTAAGTATATTGAAAGCCAAATGGATACTCCAGAAAATATTGGTAACTATTATGTATCTATGTATCATGGATATATTGTACCACATGTTTCTGGTACATACAAATTTAATACGTATTCAGATGATGGTAGTTATTTTTGGTTAGGAGACCATGCAAAATTTAAAAGTACTAGGACTCGCGCAAACGCACAAGTTGACAATGGTGGGGATCATGGTAAAAGATTTGCATCTCAGGAATACTCTAAATATCTAACAGCAGGACAAAGATATCCTGTATTTGCAAACATGTATGAAAGACGCGGCCGTGATGTTTTGAGAGTATTTGTAAAATCTCCAAACCATAGTAATGATTGGCAATTAAAGAATTCTGATTTTTCATGGATGCACGACCCTAATGAAGATTTTTCATTTGGTACAAAATATTTTAATGGATAAGAAATGTCATATATAGAAAACAGTCAACAAAGTAATTTTATCATAAATATCGGTATAGATGGAAATTCTACTGGTATTGATAATGTTAGTAATGGTGTGGTAACAACTCCGAATGGTGATATTGCAGTAGACTTTGCCCCTATGATTTCGTCATTTACCTCAAATAATTATGGTAATGCATATTCATGTGAAACTGAAATAGTATTGGTTGGGCCCAGTGTAACAAAAGAAAGATTGGTTAGTCTTGGAATAGACCCAGAAGAAACAGTTTTATCATATTCTATTATTGAGGTTTGGTTTAGATTTGATATACAAGATGAATTTGATATTGGTTTTTGGAGATTAAGTGAAACAGAAGATTGGACAACTGGTGAAAAAATTGTAAGTGTTTCTGGAAAAGATAACACCGGCAATAGAACTTCTAAGTTCCATAGTCTAATATTACCACAACCAGAAAATGATGATATCTTCGTACTTTCTTATGGAGACAATTCTGGAATTAACAATATAACTGCAACTGTATCTTGTAATGGATTTGTACCAATACATTATCAAAATTTGTCTGGTGGCGGCGGAAGTAATACAGGTTCTGCGGCATAAATAGATATATAACGAATTAGAAAGAGTAAACTAATATGGCACAATTACAAGTTACCTTATCAGCATTTAAAAACTATGGAGTTTCTACTGTAAGAACAGGGTTCACTGCCTTCACTGGTAATGGTGGTTTTACTGGTGATGGTGGATTGGACGGTACTCCATATGGTGGAATGCTCAAAGTTTTAGATTTAGATTTAAAACGAGAATGGCAATTATACAACGGAATCCCACAATCTGGTAATGAAGTGGTAGACGCCGCAGATGGTTCAACCCTAGTAACAAAAAGATTTTTTGACCCAGTATTTCCTGTTGCTGGATATGATGGTACACCTAGTTATGGTACTACTGATGATGGACAACCACAATTGCAACATGTAATTGTGTACGATTCTACAGACCAAATGTCACCAAATCAAGGTCAAGTTTCTAGAGGTATCGATCAAAAATTTAGATTGCGTCTTGAATATGATGAACGTCCGAGGTTATTTGAAAGTGACAAAGAATTTTCTGCAGAGTTATATCAACTAAATTTAAAAATGCGTAATTTGGGATTAGACACATATAGTGACGGTAATGCAATTGATGAAACTCTCGTAAGTACTTGGGGAGAAACCCTAGTTAATTCACATCCTGGCTATGGTACTGTTACAAATGCAAGTTTGCCGGCGGGATGGGAGGCCACAGTAGGAATTCCAAATCCTTCTTATGCGTGGTTAAAAATTAACATTGCAACCAAAAACCAAATTTTAGATAACGGAGATATTACTGCACCATTAGGTATTAGTGATGGTTTAATTACTTTAGAAAATGGTGCATCAGTTTCTACTTCTATCTTACGAGATCCTGGCCAGTGTGTTGATTTATTTTTCGAAGATATTGTAATTCCTGAAGATGGTGGTACTATTAATAGAAGTACTCGTTGGAGAAATAAAAGACGCGGCAAAGGTTGGTTTAAAAGATTCCCCAAACAGGATAGTTCAGTAGCCGGTACATATCCTATGCAATATAGAATTACATTCACAGAACGTGGATTTTGTTTCTTTATAATGGATGATAGTTCAACAGACCAAAACGATGATTATGCATGGGTACTTGCACAAAGAACTGTAGATAATCAAACAGGTATTACAAGAACTGATGAATCATCTAGATTCCCATTACATTGTATGTATTCTTGTTCAAGGGAAAGTGTTTCGCCTAGAGATTTTGGTGTATACTTTACTCAACAGGCTGCAAATTTACAGACTGCAGCAAATGCTATTGGTAATGTGTATGATGAATCTGGAAATGAATTTTCGGTATCCGAATTAAATTCAGATTCATTATATATTTTGAATCCATATGACAGAGAAGATTCTCTCGCAGATGAATTTATGGCAAAAAATATTTGGAGATTTGTTGCAAGAGAATTTGATATCGTAAAACCATGGGATGTACACAAAGATTGTACTAGACACCAGACAGATAGTAATGCAATTATCAACCCAATGGAACAACTTGCAATTACAGATGATAACAGGTTTGTTATCACTTTCCCAACAGGACTCACTACTCAAAGATATATGTATCCAAAAGAAGAAATTGATTTAATTGCATTCTCATCTTCAGAAGTAGTTGCACAGAGTAGTAATGTACCTATGCAAACATACAAACCAGATGGAACAAATACAGATAACCGAAGATATCAGGGGATGTTATCAACTCTACCAAATGGAAACGGAATGAGAGTGTTGATGTTAGTGAATGGAGACTATATTTTCAACAGTGATGTTAACATAGACTAGAAGAAAAGTTTTATAAATATATTCAGATAAACAAAAAGTCCTAAAAATTTTAAAGGAGATTATTAATGCCAAGTTCAAGTGGGTATAGTATTCAAAGAAATGAGATTATTAATATCTCTCACAGACAACACGTAGAATACCATACAGGTGGCGGTTCTACAAGAGTGTTTCCATTACGTTCAAAAATCGATTACGAAGATAAAGATTGGAATTGGGAAATTAAAGTTGGTGAAGTAAGATATTCTATTGACAGAACACAAGGTAAAAATTCAGTTGATGGTACTACAACAGACCCCGATGTAACATCTTGGGAAGATGGTACATATAAAGAAGGTTCACAACTTGCCGGCCTAGGTTCTGTAGAATTTGATAGAAGTGCCGGAATTTTCGGTTCTTTGATTTTTGCAGAAGAATATAGACCAGTATCTGGTGATACAGTTGAGGTTAGATTTCAAGAGGCGCAAGATTCTTGGACAGGTACAGATGGTGGTTTATTATACCAACTTGCAAAAGACTTGACTGTTCATCCTTATGACACACCAGAATTGTTAAAGGCAACACATGCAACACCTCTTGACGTTAACGGCGATCCAGTAGCGGCTGGATATACAGATGCAAGTGTTACAAAACTTAGACATACTTTAACTACACAATATAACGATGATTATACCACAACAGGAATTGAGGGTGTACAGAAAACTTTTAAACATCTTTATAAAGTTGTTAGAGAATGGAGAACTTCTTTTGAAAAGGATATCTCTACCATTGGATCATCTAATGTTGTATTGACTGCAGCATCTGGTACTGCAATGTTACCATTCACTAGAGGTGATTTGGGAGATGGAGAATTTAGAGTTTCAATTAATGGAAAATTATTACCAGAAAGTTTTTACACAGTCGAATCAGATGACGCGACTAGAAGAAGTACTATTACATTACTTGCTGGTTCAGAAATTACATGGGTAGACTCAGCAGATCTCAATAATGTTAATGTTGCAATCGGATATCATTGGAAACATTCTTTAGATGTTCCATATGGTGCATTAGTAGGAAAGGCTGGATTGGGTCCAATTCAAACTGCAATAAGTGGTGTAAACCATGCATTTGTTGCGAATGATGGTATTGTATTTATTCCCGCCACTTCTTCACAACAATATGCAATATTAGATTTAAATTGGGATGCAGCAAATCAAACATTTACAGTCAATACTGACGGTGGTGGTCAAGTTCTGGCAACTTCGGATCAAAATTCATATATTGATGCTGGTAGCATCTTTTTGATTGAATACGAAGAAGTTGATACATATGCACCCGCATTTAACTTGATTTATCCAAAACCATTATCCAATAATAAAGTAGATGTTGAATATGCACTAAGAGATATCAGTGATAAATTTTTAGTTGAATCATCTAAAGGGGTAGATTTGTTGTCTGATGACACATTGACACCAGAATATACATCTCCTACTTCAAATCGTAAACCCCAAAAATGGAGATTGCGTTTTGAATGGGATAGAAAACTTGCATCTGTAAGAGTTAATGTTGCAACTTCATACCAATTACTTGATGACATGTCTGTGACAAAAGGACAATCTAGAGATGGTATCAAAGGTCCAGTATCTAGAGAGCCTGGAGAACTGTGTGATATCTATAAAGAACCTAATGTTGGTAGAGGTAGTACTTATCAATTAATTAAGTCTAAATCAGATTTTTATAGAAGATCTCAAAAAGATATAGACGATACTGCACGAACATATCCTTTATCATATAGAATTACTATTACTGACCATGGTATGGGTTTCTTTATGTGGGAACAAGCATCTGTAGATCAAGATGATGATTATGCGTGGTTTGTTGTACAGAGACACGTAGACCAAACAACAGGACAACCAGAGTTTACTGGAAAGTCTCCTGTCCACTGTGTGTATTCTCCATGTAAAAGACCAATAGATATTGCAGATTTAAACCAATACTATGCCGCATCTGATATTAATGATTTAACAAAGACACCAAATCTTTATACATCATTAGGACAAATGTTGGAAACAGAAGGCCCAACACTTTATTT